AAGGTTGCTCAAGGAGTTGCAAAACTTCAAAGTGCTAATAAAGCCAAAACCGCCCTTGCGTTAGCGAAGGGTTCTGAAGCAATCAAGTATGCTGCTGCGGGTGCTATTGCAGACTTCACAGTATTCGATGGACATGAACAGAGGTTGTCTAACCTTATTGAAAGTGTGCCTGGGTTACAAAATCCTATCACAGAGTTTCTTGCAGCAGATGAAGATGACTTAGAGATTGTAGGTAGACTAAAAGCTGCTATTGAGGGGATGGGTCTAGGGTTTGCTTTAGATGGCATCCTTATTGGGGCAAAAGCAATCAAAGCAGGACGTAAGGCGAAGAACTCTAAAGAAGCCTCTAAGATAGCAGATGATGTTGTTAAAGAAGAACTTGCTAAGAAGGAAGCTGATGAAGTTATAGAAGCAGCCACAAAGGATGCGGATGAAGTGGTTGAAGAAACCGCAGAAGCCAGCGTTAAACCTCCTAAGAAAGTTGCTAAAGACATCTTCAACATTGATAAGTCCTCAAGCCACACTGAAGTTCGTGGAGCACTCAATTCTGTTGTTGATGGTTCAACGAAAGTAAGAGAAGCGGGTGTAGATGCACCAGTACGCAGCAACGAGGATATGTTAGCAGGTGGCCAACAGGTTCGTGATGACCTTGAGTTAGGTACGGGAGCTAAATTAGGTTCAGATGAAGAACTTATAGCAACTATAGAAATGGGTGGCGAGGGTGTTACACAACTAAATCATATCTTGGATGTGACTGTGGCTGTTCGTGATGTCCTAGAAGAACGCACAGGTGTCCTTATAGTACACACAAAGAAAGCCGTAGATATCAATAAAGGTACACGATCTGACCTTGTAGAGTTCTTAAAACAGAGTGCTCAACTAGAAGATTTAGCATCAGTCGTGCGGGGTCTTGGCGGTGCTTGGGGTAGAGGTCTTCGGTCAATGGGCTTTAAGCCTAAAGGACTCCCTAGAAACTTCGATGATTTTTCTAAAGAAGCAATGGAATCCAACCCAAAACTTATAGATGACCTCATTGATGCAGCAGGAGGTGAAGCAGTTGTCCGAGCAGAGATGGAGAAGTTCCTTGCTGCTTCTGAGAATGGAAGCATGGCTGCTCTTAAAGTTGCTCGTGGTAAAGTCACCAAAACTGGTGCAGTTATTGAATACTGGATGAACTCCATTCTATCTGGGCCGGTGACACAAGTAGTAAACCTTACATCCGCAGCACTCACCACCATGCTTGCCCCTGCTGAGAAAGCACTGGGTCATGCTCTAATTGGAAACATGAAGGAAGCAGGAGCAGAGATGGGTCGCTATAGTCATCTAATATCCAGCATCCCAGACGCTATAAGAGTCGCAAATATGGCATTAAAAGAGGGTGATGCAATACTAGATCCTGGTCTAAGGACTGTGGAAACCGCAGGACGTAAATCAAAAATAACCGAAGCACTCTTAGAGACTCGATTGAATAACTCCACAGCAGGACAAGAGGCATCTCGCTGGCTAGGGAATATAGTGAATCTCCCATCTCGTTTCTTGACAATGGGTGATGAGTTCTATAAGCAACTCAACTATCGAAGTGTGCTTAAATCAGAACTTCATAAAAAGGCTATGTCAAACGGCATAACGAATCCTAAAGAAATTGCTCAATTCGTTGAGGATGGCTTTAAGAAGATGGTCGATGATGGTCAGTTCTTTACCAACAAAGGATTCAAGAAGGCTGCGAAGAACCTCAATGATGATGAACTGATGGAAGCCCTCCGTAAAAGTAAAAGTGGAAGTAAGACAGCCGACCTCCTTGATGAGCAGGGGTTTAACCGAGAAATAGCTGAGTCAGCGTGGGTGCGTGACCAGATGAAATCCTACAGCCCAATAGCTGAACAAGCCAGAGCAGTTGCTCGTGAAACTACCTTCACAACTCCTTTATCGCATGATAGAGGCATGGTCATCAGTGGTAGTAAGACAATCTCTGATGCTGTTAATAAGCACCCCGCAGCTCGTCTGGTGATGCCGTTCGTTAGAACTCCTGCAAACATTATTAAACACTTCATGGCGAGAGTTCCTCTACTGCCTGGGCAGGGTCACTACTCTGCACTGTTCCAAAAGGAAATCTATAGCAAAAACCCAGAGGTTCGTGCAGATGCCATTGGTCGTTTAGCAACTGGTAGTATCTTCATGTCTGCTGGCATCTTTGCAGCATCAAGCGGAGTTATTACAGGGGGTGGGCCGACAGACCGTAACCGAAGAAGGGTGATGGAAGACGCTGGCTGGCAACCCTACTCACTGAAGATAGGTGAGCACTATGTCTCCTTTAGGCGTTTAGACCCCTTTGCGATTACCTTCGGAATGATTGCTGACCTCACTGAGATTGCAATGGAAGGTGATGAACAAGTACAGGAAACTGCGGGTGATTATGCTTCAGCATTGACTATGAGCATCATGCGTAACCTTGCTAACAAAACGTATCTCACAGGTGTCACTAGGTTATCTGATGCGATTACTAAACCTGAATCAGCAGGTATGTCATACCTCCGAAGCAACGCAGCATCCTTTGTACCTAATGCACTCACGCAGCTAAATAGATCCTTTGAGAATGAGAACAAGGATATCAAGAACTGGATTGATACCTTTAGGTCTCGTATACCTGGATTCTCTGAAGGTGTACCACCACGAAGAAATATGTTTGGTGAACCTGTAATTAAGCAGGGAGCACTTGGCCTAGACTTCATGTCACCCTTTGATTACTCACACACTACCAGCGATGTCTTAAAGAAAGAACTTGCTCAGATAGGTCATCCATTCTCCTCTCCACGATCCTTAAAGAACGGAGTGGAACTTAGAGAACACATAGATAGTTCAGGGCAATCAGCGTATGACCGTTGGTTAGAACTTCACGGCTCTGTGAAAATCAATGGTCAGTCCATGCGACAAGCAATAACTCGTCTTCTTAAATCCCGAAATTACAAACGACTTCCGTATGAAGCCATCGAAGGACTTGAGAACAGCCCCCGTGTCCGTGAAATTAACAAGATTCTGTCCAAGTATAGAGCAAAAGCCTTCTCGCAGATGCTTAGAGAGTTCCCTGATGTTCGTCAGAGAGATGGAATAAATCTTCTGATTAAACAGGCTCGGAGAACTGGACACCCCTTTGAAGAACTCTTAGCACGCTCAAAACAATAAGGAATACTAAATGCCTATTTATAGTTATGACAGATATACTGGAGATGGGGGAACAAAAGATTTTACTATATCCTTCGATTACTTATCCAGTACCCACATAGATGTATCTCTGGATGCTGTTGTGCAAACCACAGGATTCACATTAGATACAGGAACAAACAAATGCACCTTTGATACTGCTCCTGGGGATGGAGTAATTGTTCTCCTGCAACGGAGCACTCCAAAGACCAAAGCACTCTATCAAGCACAAATAGCTGACTTTGCAGACGGCTCTGTGCTGACTGAACAAGACCTTGATAATGCTGTATTGGGTCTCTTGTATATCTCGCAAGAAGCAGAAGACGCAGGATCAACCAACTCTATCAATAAAGACCTTGCAGATGATGTTTGGGATGCTGATAACATACGAATCAAAGACCTCGCTACTCCAACAGCAGCACTTGATGCTGTCACTAAGCAGTATGTGGATGGTCTAGCCTTATATGACGCTCCAAGTACCCCCCAAAAGTGGTCATTCAGTGGCGATGCTGCTGAGACTGATTTTACTTTAACTACGCCAGGTTCAATAGATGTCAATATGTATGTGATAGATATTGATGGTGTCATGCAGAAACCTACAACTGACTTCACAATCTCAGGAGTAACTCTGACATTTGTAGCTGCTCCTGCAAGTGGAACTAATAACATCACTGTGAGAAACTTTGGTGTTGCTAGAGATATACTTGCACAGCCAGTAATACCAGACGCTGTAGGTAATGTAGGGCTGACTGTTAAAGGTCTCGCAGGTCAAACCGCAAACTTACAAAATTGGACTGATAGTGGAGATGTAGTAAAGGCGAATGTTGATAAGGATGGCAACATAGGCATTGGAATTACGCCAGTAAGCCCGCTTACAATCAAAGCAACAGGAGGTGGGTGGGATGATGGTATTAGGATCAAGGCATCTGATAATGATGCTAATTATTGGGATATTATTGCAGCAGGAGATAGCAACGGATTACGCATGGGCTATAAAGGAACTGAAAAATTCCGAATCGATCTTGATGGAAACATCACAGCGATTGGTGATCTTGATGTTACAGGTGATACTACTCTTGCAGGTGGAGTTACAGGAGCGATGGCTGCTACAGGTGCAGTTTCAGGAACAACTATTACAGGTTCAGGTGCAATCTCAGGAACAACTATTACAGGTTCAGCAGGTATCACAGGAACAACAGGAACATTCTCCTCTGATGTGGGAGTTACAGGAGACCTAAATTTAGTTACAGGTGCTTTGCAATATGCTGGCGTGGCTGCGATGAGTCTGAGACAGGTAGTATCTGGCACTTTTTCGGGTTCGGAGCATGTTATCACATCGACCACAGATCACATGGTCTATGGCTTGTCTACGACCATCACACCAAAAAGCACCAGTTCTGTCCTAGTCGTAGTGTGGAAGCCCCGTATAAATAACGTAGCAACCACAACTACAACTGTTGGACACGTTGCATATATCTCCACAGGAAATACCGCAGCAGCGGGGGCGATAGGAGATGGAACTCTTGTACCTTATAGCCACGATCTCAACATACACACGTTTGACGATAGTGGCACTGATAATGTTTTCCACAACTCAAGCACTAACGTAACCATCCACAGCCCCGCAACAACATCTGCAATAACATACGATGTTGTGGTTAGAGCGTATGGTAGTGGCACTAGTTCAAGGTGCTATCCAACTGCGGGAAGTTCAGCAATGTGGATACTTGAATTTGCTTAAATCTATAAACAAAACAAACCTTAAACTCTAGGCACAGCCTATGGAGATATTATGACTACTAAAGTTCCTCTTGATATGTTGGATGTCACCGCAGGTGATCTCGACTTAACCGCAGGTGATCTCGACTTAATTGCGGGTGATCTTAACGTGACCGCAGGTGATATTACTGCAACAGCAGGTGATATTATTGCAACCGCAGGTTCTATTAACCCAGGTGCGGGTATAAAGTTTCCTGCAACACCCTCACTATCTGCGGATGTGAACACCTTAGATGATTACGAAGAAGGTACATGGACTCCGAAATGGGCATACAATGATACAACTGGTGGTGGGGATGTTATCACCGACCTGACCTGTACCTATGCCATCCAAACCGCAAACTATACGAGAATTGGAAATCGTGTGTTTGTCAGCATAGCCATAAAAACAGACACAGTAACAATGCCTACCAACTATTCATATCTTGTGATGCGTGGGTTAGCGGATGTACCATTTGCGGAAAGTTTTGCTT